CCGAAGCAGGATCAAATATGTTTGCTAAAATTAGGGAAGATGCTTTGGTATCTCCTTTTGGCGTTGATGAACTTGCAACAGCTAATACAATGCTTGTTTCAGCAGGTTTAAGCGCTGACGATGCTAGGCAAGACATATTGGCTTTGTCTAATGCCGTAGCCTACGCAGGGAAGGGTAATGATGAATTAATAAGAATGTCAGCCAATTTGCAACAAATTAAAAATATTGGTAAAGCTTCATCTTTGGATATAAAACAATTTGGGTACGCAGGTATTAATATTTATGGAGCATTAGCAAAAGCAACAGGGAAAAGCACAGAGGAAGTAAAAGGAATGGAAGTTTCTTATGAACTACTTTCTAAGTCATTAAGAATTGCACAAGAAGAAGGAGGAGCATTTTATGGTGGTTTGTCAAGCATGGCGGATAGTACAAGCGTTAAAGTTTCTAACTTAGGAGATATTTCAAAAGAAATGTTTAACGATTTATTTTTAGCAATGAAACCTGCAATTGATGCAGGAATTAGTGGATTTACAGGATTAATTAGTATAATGAGAACAAGTATTTCATGGATTCAAGAAAATACAAATGTTTTTAAAGGTTTAGCTATTGTTATTGGGTTAAGTTCGGCAGCATACGCTTTATTTAATATTCAAGTAGGCATAAGTGCAATATCATTAATGGCCTTTAATATTCAAGTCTTTTTTTCAACAATTGCAACAGGAGGGTTAACAATGGCCATGAATTTATTTGGTATTTCGGCTGGTATAGCTTGGGGGATTGCAACTTTGGGATTAAGTGCAGTGGTAGCAGGTATAATAATAGCTTACAATAAATTTAAAGGATTTAGAGATTTTATAGAAGGATTAGGGGCCGTATTTAAAATGGTTTGGAAATCATTTAAAGAAACTTTTATTGATCCTTTTATAAAAATATTTAGAGGAGATTTAAGAGGAGTTGTTCAGGGATTTTCTGAATTATTTATAAATGTATTTTCGTTTAAATTTTTACGAGAAGTAGGTAAAAATACAGGGAAAACATTCATGGAAGGATATAACGAAAGTATATATCAAGGGTTATATGATGGGCGTGAATTGTTTACTCCTAAAGGAATAATGGGTATATCTTTAGGTTTTGATGAAAAAGGAATAAAACAAGGAGAAGATACTTTATTAGGAAGAATTAAAGGATATGCTAACATTAAAAATAATGTAAATACTAAATCAAAAATAGAATCTACCGAAAATAAAAAATTATCTAAAACATACGAAAATAAGATTACAAACATAACTATCGGTAAACTTGTAGAAGGGTTAAGTGTTCAAGTTATGGAAACTAAAGAAATAGCGCCAAAAATAAAAGAAATGATTACAAGGTATTTAATAGAAGCAACTAACGATGTTAACATAGTTCAAAACTAATGGATTTTTACATACCTCAAACACCTGAACAGATTAATGACCAAGCTAAACTAACACTTACAACTTTTGGTTTAAGCGCAGTCGATAGATTAATATATAAGTCAAGTATTTCTAAGCTAGTAGCAAATGAAGGCGTAAAAGAGGATGAAACAAATCCTTTTAAAAGCGACATTGACAAAATAAATGCTAAACAAATAACAGATAGGAATATAAGCACAAATGCTTTATCTAATTTTGGAAGCCCTATATTTTCAAACTTGATTTTAAAAAAAAGAGCTTATTTAGACAACGATTTAAAAGAAATTACAACATTTGATGAAGATGTTATGCTAGATTGCGTTTTATTTGATGTAGCGCAAACAAAAACGATTATAACAACACCAATACAGGGTTTTAATGGTACAATAAAAGAATTTATAAGTGATGGTGATTATGCTTTAAGTATTAAGGGAATTATTAACAGTACAAAAAATGGCGTTTATCCATTAACTCAAGCAAAAAAATTATTTGAAGCCTTAAAAAGTCCTATTGAATTAGAAGTAACTAGCTGGTATTTAAATGAAATTTTTGGAATTACTCATATAGTAGTTACAGATTTTCAATATAATCAAATACAAGGAAGTCAATCAATGGTAAGTTATGAAATACAAGCTATAAGCGACCGGCCTATTGAACTGTTTTTAAATAAAGTATAAATGCTAAGATTAATTTCAAAAATAACAATAGAGCAAATGACTGATTGGCAACCAACCAGTGAAGTAACTATTGCACGAGATGAAAAATATGTATTTAACTTTGTTAATAGCCTTGAAATTGTATCACAATGGAACGCGCAAACAGATACCTGTAATTTTACATTTCCTAGAAATATGTATTTTAAGGATGAAAAAACAGGTACTAAAGTAAATTTTACAGGCAGAAATATAATTTTTGGAGATACTCCGCCAATTATTCAAAGAGGAGATAAAGTAACCGTTGAATTAGGGTATATTTGGTTTGATGGAACAAAAGACATTTACGAATTAAATAAAGAGTTTGAAGGTTATGTTGTTCGTGTTTTCACTGATACACCAGTTCGTGTTGAGTGCGAAGATTCAATGTTTTTGCTTAAACAATTAACGCCAAAAGCAAAAATCTATCCACAAAGTCAATATGACATTGAAAAGATGGTAGCTGAAATGGTTGCAACAACTAAAGCTGTAAACAAAAAACATCAAGCAGAAATTGACCAATTAAAAGTAAGGCAATCAATTAAGACAAATATAGGCGATTTTTACAGCGAAAACGAAACTATAAGCCAAGTATTATCTCGAATAAGAAAAGACACAAATGGTAATAGCTATTTTAGAGGTAAAGAATTAAGATGTTCGGCTATTGTCTATTATCCAGAAGATCAAAAAGACATTTATAAAGGCAAAGAGCGAAATAGGGTTTGGATATTTGATTTTAACAAAAATGTAATAACCAACAATTTAGAATATAAACTAAAAGAAGATATTAATTTACATATCAAAGCAATATCAATAAACAAAGTCGAACTAAACACAACTACAAAAAAAGGTAAACCTAAAAAAGTTGAAAAAAGGCTTGAATGTATAGTCCCAGATAATAATTATTTAAGCGGTTCTGAAACAATTACACGCCATTTTTTCGATATTCAAACAATAGATGAATTAAAAAAAAGGGCAACTCAAATGTTAAATAGAGCATGGTTTACAGGATTACAAGGTTCATTTGAAACATTTGGACTACCGAGCGTTAGGCATGGAGATATTGCAAAAATGGAAAGTTTAAGATTAAAAGAACAAAACGGATATTATTTAATAAAAGCAGTTACTAAAACGTTTGGTATTAATGGATATAGGCAAAAAATAGATTTAGATGTTAAGCTTACAAACATTGATGATAAATCATATAACGCAGGTTTAATATGAACGAAATAGCAGACGCAATACAAAAACTAACGAATACGTATAATAAAGAAGTAGTTAGCATTATTAAATGTACTGTAATTTCAATTAACAGTGAAAATATTATATGTTTACCAATTAATAGCCATATTTCAAGTGAAATTTATTGCCCACTACAAAATGAAGGTAATAATATAAACTACACTCCAAGTATTGACAGCGTGATTTATATTGGCATTACTAATTTGGGTTTAATATTATTATTGCATAGTGAGGATAATGACAACATCAATATTTCAGCAAATAACAGTATAGAATTTAACAATGGAGAATTTGGTGGACTTGTTAAAGTTGAAGAATTAACAGCTAAAATAAACGATTTAGAAAATTTAGTTAATAGTTTAGTTACAAAATACAATACACACGTTCACGCTTCAAATGGAGTACCTACGGTAACAATTGAAACAGGTGTATTAATACCAACACAGCAAACGGAAATTGAAAATATAAGCATAACACATGGCAACTAATATATTAATAAAAGATAATGATTTTGTTTATGAAAATGGTTCTATGAAAGTAGATTTTAGCGATTTTCAACTATTTCAAGTTATTATATACTCCAAAAAAGGAGAATTTAAAGAAAGTCCTTTACTTGGTGTAGGAATTGAGGATTACTTAAATAGCAATGTTTCAGAGCAAGAAATAAACAATGTTATTTCAACAGCTTTAAAAACTGACGGCGCAACTATTAAAGCTATTTTAGCAACTCAAAATACTAACGGTACATTTGATATAAAAATAGATGGAAACTATTGAGGAAATAATATTTAATTTAGTAGGAATTGAGATATTCACTACTTCAAATAATGAAGTAGTTTTAAAAGAGAAAACAGAAAATAATACTATTACTTTTTTAAGTCCTTCACTTGCTAGCGTGTCCGATATTTTAGCAAACCAAAGTATATCTTTGGATAATTTAGTAAGCTTTTCACAAAAAAATAATATTTCTTTAATAAATGTAAACAAAGAAACAAAAAAAGTTGTTTTTGATAAAAATTTAATAAATGATTTAAGTATCTTTAAAAATATTGAAAGCAAAAGATTAAAATTTGCAAATGGAGTTATTTCAATGGTTAATGAATCATTTTCATATTTATTACAAGAAAATGGAGATTATATTTTACAAGAAAATGGATATAAAATAATATTGTAATGAGCGACAAAAAAATAAGTCAATTAAATGAATTACTAACCGCTGATATTGGTGACTTAATCCCTATTGTAGACGTTTCAACAAATGAAACTAAATTTATTCAGAAACAAAATTTAACTGAAATACCTAGCCAAACAGTTACTAACGGTGTCACTACTAAATCCCCCTCAGAGGATGCTGTTTTTGACGCTATTGAAATTGCAAAAGGTTTTGTTAAAGACGCAGTAAATAAGATAGCAGGTCAAACTTTAGAGGTAGATAAGATTAATCTTGTTAATATTGGTACAGATACGACTTTCACATTGCCAAGTGCTTCCCTTGCGTATAAAGGTAAAGTTCTCATTGTTAAACTAGATAATAATCCAAACTTTAATCTTACAATAAGTGGGGCAGCTCATGGAACTGTCATCTTGACAAAATTCAGAGATTCTGCTATCTTTAGTTGTGTAGACACTAATGAAAGTGGGGATTATTTTTGGTTCGATGTTTCTCAAAGCCTTGATATATCTACTAAGTTAGACCTTGATGGTGGTAACGCTAATCAAGACATAGATATTGATGGATTTGGACTTAACGCTAAACATTTTAAAGTAAATGGTACTCATGGTGCTGGTCATATAGGATTAAAACATCAAAGTGCTAATATTTCAGCAAGTGCGAGTGAGTCTAGTATTGGTGCTGATTCTGTGGGTGACCCTGTTTGGAAAAATGATGGAGGGCCTATTGATAAACTTGAATTACAAAGTAATAAAACAGGTACAGTAACAGGAAATGAAGCAAGTACAAGCAAGTATTTAACTGTAAAAGGTGTTTATGATTGGGCAGTAGCTTTATTTGCTCCAAAAGCATCTCCGACATTTACAGGTACTATCACAACTCCTGACATTATTGTAAGTGGTGCGACTGCTTCAACTCCGACATTTTTTGATGCTACTAAGAAGTTAATAAGTACAACTGCTCAACTTTGGGGAACTTGGGTACAAACATGGGCAAATAAAGCCACTCCAGTAGATGCAGATACAATAGGCTTTTATAATAGTGCTAGTACATTTGTAGGGGTAAAATCTACATTGTTAAACTTTTGGACTGCTTATTTATTGCCAAAAATACAAGCGTTAAGCTATATAAGTGGAAGTGTAAGCAATGGATTTATTCCTTATTTTAATGGTTCGAGTTTAGTAAATTCAAGAATTAGACATAATTATTTTACAAATGGAACTTATGTGGCAGGCACAGCAGATGTAGGAGTCACTCAAGCATTTACCGTATTAAATGATACAGAATCTATTACATTATTTTCAGCAGCCAATTCAGGCTTGTCAACACAAATGCAATGTAAAGACTTCGCAATTAGAAATGA